GCCGGCAGGCGGCCTTTCTCTTTCCATCTGGACAGGCTTGAGGTGAATGCGCCGCGCACAACAACATCGCTGTAACTGTCAACGACGCCGAACACCGACCCGTAGCCTTCGAACTCGCCGTTGTCACTGACCTGCTTAATGGTCAGCGGCACGTCAAGGCGCTGTTTTGTCTGCATTGTCGACAGCCTCTGGATTGGTGGTCATGTTCATTGGGGTGAGGTAGATGTCGCCGCCTTCGCGAGGATTCTCGTCCTCAAGGTCGCGGCATTCGTTTGAGTTCAAAATGCTCCACTGAATACCCTTGGCATACGCCTCGTATCGCCCTTTCAGGTCGCCGCGCATCAACGCACCGGCGTTGAACTTGGCGTAGTGGGTCAGACGGTCTTTCTCGTTGAGCAAGCCGACTTGGATGCGGTGCTCGATGCGAGTCATGATCGGAACCAGCGAGTAGTTCACGAAGCTCATGCCCATGTGCTCGATGTTGTTGAGCGTCATTTTTTCCATGCTGGCCACCAGGTGCGGCGGAACACGGAACAAACCGCAGATCTGCGCCTCGGTTAGCTTTTTGGATTCAATGAACTGGGTGTCTTGGGCGTTTAGGCTGATGGGTTTCCAGTCGAGACCCATTTCCAGAATCATCGGCTTGTACGCATTGGCCACACCCATGTGCTCGCCCTGAAACTCTGTTTTCAAACGCCCGAACGCTTCATCCGTGAGCTGCTGCTCGGTACGCAGAACACCGCTGGTTACAGCGCCATTGGTGAAGAGCTTCGCGGCGTGTGCGTCCATCGCCTGGCCAAGACCAAGCGCTTGCCGGGCATAGGCAATTGGATTCAGGCCGTTTAGGCCGTCCAGCGTAAAAAGCCGGACATGCCAAATTTCATCCTGCGTAAGCGTCTTTTCTCCGGATTTGAAGTTGACCTTGTACTCAACCGTCCAGTCATCCTTGAGCTTCGGGGTAACGATGTCGGGATTAAGCGGCAGAATCTCAACCACATTTCCCAGCGCCATCACCTTGTAGGCGTAGAAGTTGCCGCGCAGGCACAGGCATGCAACCAGCATTTCCCAGAACTCTTGGGCGGTCATGTAGCTGTTGGGGGCCATGGTGATCAGCGGATACAACCGGTGAGCCGTGGCTGGCAATCGAACGCGTCCGGTTTGCTTCAATAGGCGACAGGGCAACATCCCCATCGACTCAGCCAACACACGCACGCAGTTGAAAACAACCAATTGCTGCATTGCGCTGGTTGTCGTTACCCGCTGACCCGCTGCGCTTTCATAACCTGCACCGAGTGCCTGGGCGAGCTTTTCAGATGTGTCTATGACCTGTACGCCGCTCTTTCTTCCAAGGAGTGCCCGAAGCATTAGCCGCCACCCCGCACAATCGAAACAACGGACAAGGCGATCAGGAGAGAGCCGCAGACCGTCAGAGCCAGAGGCTCACCCATCCACGCCCAAAGGCCACGGGTGAGCAGTCCAAGCCCCAGGATGCCGACGAGATCAGGCAGCGAGCCCTTCAGCGCTTCCAGCTTTGGCGTCACAGTTTCATCGCTCATAAGGTTCGAATTCCGTATTTAGAGATGTGATCGGAAAGACTCTCGGCCACCTTCTCCGTAGCGTTGGCAGCACCAACGGCCATAGCCAAAGCAACAGCGCCGTCGATGCGGCCTGTCTTTTTGCGTTTAGAAAAGATTCTGTTTTCTTGGGCGTCTGCCTCCATGACTGCCGAGGCAACGTTCCAGGTGAGACAGGGGTTCTCCAGAACCTGAATCCGTCCGGTGAGAATCAAGTCCTCAACCAGGTCAATGGAGTGGGTCATCCAGAGGTTAGAGTCGCGGGCCGGGCGGAACCCTTGACCATGGGGCACCAGGTTCAACTCAATACCTTGAGCCTCAAGCTCAACTTCCAGATAGGTCATGTGATACGGGTCAAAGGCCAGCGCCTTTATGTCGTATTTCGCGGCGAGTTCACCCAGGCGCTTGGCTACAAATGCGTAGTTGATCGCCTTGCCGGGTGGCGCATGGATGTGGCCATCCTCAAGCCAGATGTCATAGGGCACGCCATCAATCGCGGCACGATCAAGCAGCGTGTCTTTGGGCGTCCAAAACTCAGCAATAGATTTCCCATGCTCAGGGAAGTAAAGGTTCAGGGCTGTCAGGTCTCGTTTGCCCGACAGGTCGAGCCCGCCATAACAGGTCTGCCCCGCCAGTTTCTCGGGGTCAAACTTAGCGCAGCACGACAGCCATATATCGATATCCACCCAAGGGTTTGCCGCATCCACCCACTGGCAGAAGTTCAGGCGTCGTACCGTGCTCGCCTTGGCCGGCATACCCTTCGCATCGGTGACTTGCTCGCGCAGGTACTTGGCCTGGAAGGTGTGACCCAGTGATGGGTTGGCCTTGCCCCAGCACTTCTCATCCTTGAAAGGGTCATCCCCTTTATCCAAAGAACAGATGAACGCAAAGAACCCATCGTTGAAGTGACGGTGCCGCTTGGTCACACCTTTGGCACCCGCCTCACAGACGTTCACGCCGAGCTGGTGATAGCTGTAGCAAACAGAGTTTCGGTCGTGCCCGCTATTGGTGATCATCAGGATTAGCGCTTGGCGACGACCCTTGGTGCCTGCCCGCATAAACTCGACAGTCTTGTTGTTCTTGTGCTCGTGAACTTCGTCGATCAGGGCGCAGTGTGGACGCGGGCCAGACTGGCCATCGTCGGAACTGATCGGGCGAAAGAATGAGCCGGTCGCCAGGTAGGCCAGGTTCCAGACCTTCTCGTCGCGCCCGGACTTCTTGATCTTCTTCGTCAGCGACGGTGATTGATCGACCATTGCAACCGCGTCACGAAACAGGATCATTGCTTGATCGCGCTTCGTTGCTGCCGCGTAGACCTCGGCCCGGGGTTCACCATCCGAGGTCAGGCAGTAAAGCCCGATGCCTGCCGCCAGTGGCGATTTACCCGAGCCCTTTCCTGACTCGATGTACACCGTCCGAAAGCGGCGAAAGCCATCCGCACCCATCCAGCCAAAGATCGAACCGATAATGAATGCCTGCCACGGCAGCAAGATGAAGGGCTTGCCTTCGTGCTCGCCGCCGTTGAGCTTGAGTACTGTCTTGAAATACCGGATCGCCCGGTTGGCTTTTTCAAGATCCCAAGTCAGACCGCGCTTCGGCCCGCCCTCCAAGTCGCGCAGATGGCGAGCGCATGCGTTTCGAATATCTGGGCCTGCCAGCACCTTGCCGGAATAAACCTCTTGAGCCCAGGCCGTTACTGGGTCGACCGCATAGGAAACCTTCTTGACCTCAATTGAAGAACTCGTCTTCCGGGTCTTTGTTTGGAGGTTCGCCAATGGCCTGGACCTTGGATCGGGCGGCGGGTGTCATGCCGAAATGGGTAAGGTAAGAGAGCAACCGGCGGTCGGCGTCAGCCGCCATCGCCACTGCCGGGTGCGCTTTTATCAGCCCGGCATCGGTTGAGTAGGTATGGCCCTCTACGGAAATAACTTTGGTCAAGCGGCGAACCTCGGCGGCGACCTCGCACAACCGCTCAAGGGTCTGAAGATCGGCTTCAGTAAGCACGCCCATAGATGTTGCGAGCGGGTAGAACACTTTCCAGACAGCCTTGCCGTCATCCGTCATGCTCGACGGCGGGGGCTGATAGGACGCCACGGGTAGCTGCGGCTCGCGCTTGTTTTCGCGAGTGGCACGCAAGGTGCCGGTGACCTTTTTCTGGGTCGTCGGGGCAGGCGTTCGTCCCTTCAAAAAAAAGTCTCCAATTCTGGCTTTATGCGTAAAGAGGGTCGAGGGCGGTCCTACTAGACGAGAACCGCTACTATTTACCCTCCCCCTAGGGGCAGTGACGTGCCACAACTGAAATTTACAGAAACAAACAAGAATTATTCTTATTTGCGACGATTCCAGTGATGATTTGGGTCGATTGGCAGGCCATTGACGTCGCATCCGACCACGACGCCTGACTTCTCCTCGCGCTGCTTGGCGCTGTCGTGACAGCGCTTACAGAGGCTCTGGAGGTTGGTCGCATCGAAGAACAGCGTCACATCGCCTCGGTGAGGTTTGATGTGATCCGCAATACCAGCGGCCACTGTTAGGCCTTGCGAGGTACAGCGGCGGCACAGCGGCTCATCCTGCAGCTGTTTCCACCTGAGCCGGAACCAATCCTTCGTCTTGTAGAGGTGATGCCAAGGTGAAGTGCTCGCCATCAGTCAGATCGCCGCGGCAGCTTGAAGTCAGCGAAGCGGTCAGCCAGGTCGGCGATCTTCTTCACACCCAAGAAACCAATCCAGATGCCTGCCGGTGTAGCCAGACTGGACGGCAGACCGAAGTACTCCAGCACCGCGATCA